CTTCAAATTTACAATGTCTCTGTTCCTCGTGCAATAGTAGTAAGGGGGGTAGGTTTTTTGATAGGGCAAGGACACCCCCGACCCTTCCTGTTTCTTTTTACCCCAAAAACGACTCAAACAGCCACTATCGGCTCAGTTCGGATGAGAACCAGTCATGACGGCTGAAATAGGCTCTATCGGGCTGCAATCGGTTGAGGTAGGGGTAACAGAACCGAGAAAAGGCTCTCAGATTCCTAGAATCCGCTCCAAGCCGCTCGATTTGCCTACTAGAGGCGATGAGATGATCCAGTTCTGCATAGATATTGGGATGCCGCTGCTACCTTGGCAAGAACTACTGGCTAGAGACTGCCTTCGATATAAGCCAGATAACAGGTGGGCGCATCCACTAATTGGAATCATGCTTCCTAGGCAGCAGGGTAAAAGTACATTTATGGCGCTTAGGATTTTATTTGGCATCTATGTATTAGGCGAAAAGATGCACCTAGCCACAGCTCATAAGTTAACTACATCGAGCGAAATCTTTTTTAAGGTAGGCGAGATAATTGATAACTCTCAGATGCTTCTAGATAACTTTGCTAAGAAATACGAGTCCAAGGGATCGCAAGAGATTCGGTTTAAGAATAAGGCCCGGTATTTAATCAGAGCAGGCAACTCAGCCGCTCGAGGTATTGCTGCTCCAGATGTTATCCATATTGACGAGTTACGAGAGTTTGATACTGAAGATGTCTGGTCATCAATGCGATTTACTCAAATGTCTAACTCAAATCCGCAAGCCTATGTCTATTCAAATGCTGGCCACGCTAATTCGGTTCTATTGCATAAGTTTAGGGAACGCGGTTTAGCAGCTAGTGAAGGTGCAGAAGATTCTATTGGCTGGTTCGAATGGAGTGCTGAGCCAGGGGCGGAGATTACCGATAAGGAAGCCTGGTATCAGAGCAATCCATCTTTAGGTCACACAGTCCACGAGGACAATATCAAGGACAGCCTTTCAGACCGCGAAGATATCTTCAGGACTGAAATTCTTTGCCAATTCGTGTCAATGATCAATCCAGTTATCTCGGAAGCCGAATGGAAGAAGTGCAAGGCCGATGATCTGCCAGAACTTGATGTCGAAAAGGATACTTGGATGGCGATTGATCTAAGCCCGGACAGAAAACACGCTTCGCTTGTTGCAGGTCAAAGGATCGATGGCAATCGGTTTATGGTTAGCCTGCTTCACACTTGGTTTAACCCGGTCAACCTTGACGATCTTGAAATGGCTAACGATATTGCTTATTGGGTTCGCAAGTTCCCAGTTAATGCAGTTGCGTACTCAAAATCTACCGCTTCGGCAGTTGCGGCTCGATTGGCTCCAGCAGGAATCCCAATTCACGAGGTCAACAGCCAGGAATATCAGCAAAGTTGCGATGAATTTGTTTCGGCAGTTTCATCAATGAGACTTGCTCACGCGGATCAGGAAGAACTAACTAAGCAAGTGCTATCGGCCGTTAAATTAACTCGAGGAGATGGCGGCTGGGTAATGGGTCGTAAAGCATCTGGAATAGTTTGCGGCGCAGTTGCTTCAGCAATGGTTACTCACTTTGCAACACGCGGAGAATCGGAAGTGGACATTCAAGTAGGTTAATGTCTAGGCAATAGCGTATAATATGTCCAATGGGAATCAGGGACTTATTTACAACGCCAAAGCCAGCAGTCGAGATTACAGTCGATGCCGCTTCTACTCCCGCACCTTTCAATAACACAGCTTCTTTTAATCCTTTTGTATTTACTCAATCCGTAGCAAGCCGTCAGCAAGCGATGGCAGTTCCAACAATCGCTCGAGCAAGAAATATAATCTGCTCAACACTCGCATCATTACCACTTGAGCAATACTCCAAACTCGATGGCTCCCACATGGGAACTCCAGCAGTTATTAATCAACCAGATCCACGCATTCCAGGTTCTGCAATCTATGCCTGGTTGGCGGAAGATTTACTTTTCCACGGTGTCGGGTATGGCCAAGTCCTCGAGCAGTATGGCGATACAGGTCGCGTTCGCGCTTGGACTCGCGTTGCTCCAGATCGCGTAACACCTAAACTTAATAATAACCAAACTGAAATCGTAGGCTATCAAGTAGATGGATCAATCGTTCCAACTAATGGCGTAGGTTCTTTAGTTGTATTTTACGGACTTGATGAAGGCGTGTTGAATCGTGCCGGGCGCACAATCCGAGCAGCCCATGCACTTGAGCAGGCCGCCGAAACTTTTGCCAAAGAACCAGTACCGCTTCAGGTTCTCAAGTCAAACGGAACAAATCTTCCAGCAGAACGTATTTCTAAACTTCTCGAATCTTGGAGAACTGCTCGCCTTACTAAATCAACCGCGTTTCTTAATGCGGATGTTGAATTGCAAGCGTTGGGCATCGATCCAGCCAAACTGCAGCTAAATGAGGCTCGCCAATATGTCGCTCTGGAATTGGCCCGCGCTTGCAACCTTCCTGCATATTTCGTCAGCGCTGAAACCACAAGCATGACTTATTCCAACAGCGTTTCAGAACGCCGCTCCCTTATTGACTTCTCAATGAAGCCAATACTTGCAGCGATTGAACAGCGTTTATCTATGCCTGACTTTTGCCCGTCAACTGGTGAAATTCGTTTCTCACTTGATGAGTTCCTACGTTCAGATGCACTTGCTCGCGCTCAAGTTTATGAAATCTTAAACCGCATTGGCGCAATGAGCGTTGAACAAATTCAAGAAGAAGAAGACCTGATCGATAATAAGGAGAACCGATGAAGATAACTATGCCATACGCGATTACGGCGGCGGATGCAGAATCCCGCATCATCGCAGGTCGCATCGTGTCCTGGAATGCTGAAGGCAGTACCTCAGCAGGTCGCACTATGTTTAAAGAAGATTCAATCACAATGGCTAAGAACATTAAGCTAGTACTGCAACACGATGTCACTCGCCCATTAGGCAAGATGATTTCATTCGAGCAGGATGCTACAGGCATCACAGCAGAATTTAAAATCGCTAAGACAACCGCAGGAAATGATGCTCTAGAAGAAGCCGCAACTGGACTTCGCAGCGATTTCAGCGTAGGCGTAGATGTTGCAGACTGGAATAACGAGGATGGCGTTATGGCTATTAGTTCATCTTCTTTAATCGAAGTCAGCCTTGTCACCGATGGCGCAATACCGGGCGCAGAGGTCGCAAAAGTAGCGGCCGTAGAAAATGAAGTTTCTGAGACATCTCAGGAAGAAACACAATCAACCACAGAAGGAGAACAAGTGTCAGACACTACCGTTCCAGAAGTTGCTCCTGCCGCAGAAACGGTAGAGGCTGCAAAGGTTGAAGTTAAGGCTGCAACAGCACCTTATATTTCAACTACTGTTCGTAACCCAATCGTTGATAAGGCTTCTTATCTCGAGCACTCAGTCCGCGCCTCACTAGGCAACGATGAATCAAAGATGTATGTTGCAGCAGCAGCAGACACAACAGACAATGCAGGTTTAGTACCTACACGTCAACTTACCGAAGTAATTAACGGTATTTCAAACGCGGATCGCCCAACAATTGACTCAATCTCACGCGGCACATTGCCAGATGCGGGTATGTCTTTTGAGATTCCTAAGATCACAGTTGCTCCAACAGTTGCAATCGCAACCGAAGGTGGAACACCATCAGACACAGATCAGAACGCGGCTTTCGTAACTGTTAACGTTCAGAAGTTTATTGGACAACAGACATTCAGCCTTGAACTTCTAGATCGTTCATCTCCAGCATTCTTTGCAGAACTCGTACGCCAAATGGAATACGCATACGCAAAAGCTACAGATGCAAGAGTTAACGCAGTTCTTGAAACAAACGGAACTGACGGTGGAGATCGCGCAGCACTTACAACAGGCGCACTCGTTGCAGATTTCGTTGCAGATGCAGCAGTTTCTATTTACACAAACACACTTGGATTCGCACAGAACATCCTTGTATCTCCAGCACAATGGGGCGTTCTAATGGGCTTGGTCGATTCTTCAAATCGTCCAATTTTCCAACAGACAGTTAACCCTCAGAATGCAGGCGGAGATCTAACTGCAACAGCGATTCGTGGAAACCTTCTTGGTCTAAACCTTCGCGTTTCTCGTGCACTAGCAGGCGTAGGCGATAACTCAATCATTATCGTTAACCCAGATGCATACACATGGTACGAGTCACCACGCCTATCACTCCAAACAAACTTAATCTCAACAGGTTCAGTTCAAGTTGGCTATTATGGCTACGGAGCGGTGGCCACGAAACTGGCGGCCGGGGCTTACCGTTACATGGTTACAGGCTAATTAACTAATCATGGGGGGGCTGCTGCTCCCGGTGGCTCCCCCAGTCGTTTAACGAGAGGAATTGGAAATGGCAACAATAGTCACACCAGCCGAATTGCGCTCTGTGCTTGGCGTTTCCAATTCCCTCTATAACGATGCTTATTTAACAGATGTTATAGACACCGCCGAGGCAGTTATCTTGCCAATGCTTGTTAAGTACTCAAGCCCGATCGATGTCGTGGCGCTTCAAGATAACATCGCAACATATTATGTCTTAGGCGATAATAACTTCGGAGTGGGTCAGAGCGTAGTCGTTACAGGCGTAGGTGCTCCATTTAACGGCACTTTTACAATTCTAGAATCAAGTAACTTAGATTACGATTCATTCGTATTGCGGTCTAACTCACGCATATTTTTAGACGGTTCTTACAGAGAATTCAACGGCTTCTTTACAGTTTCAATTACAAACGCTGACATTACAGAGCGCAAGGTAATCCCATCAGGCTTGGCAACTCTTTCAGGCGCAGCCACTTATGTAGGCAATAGCGCAGTCGAGTCAGCAGTCCTAGCCGTTTCAGTAGAAGTCTTTCAATCTCGCATCGCCCCAGGCGGGCAGATTGAGGGAATTGACTTTACCCAGGTAAGCCCATACCGCTTAGGCCGTAGCTTGTTCAATCGAGTGTCAGGACTTCTCGGAGCGTTTATCGATACCGATTCAATGGTGCAGTAATGCCAAACACAATTTTAGATACAGTACGCACACCATTAGCCACAGCCTTTGCAAACGTAGCGGGTAACGTTTACGCCTACGTTCCAGAAGCGCCTATGGTTCCTTTCGTAGTTACAGTTCCAGATTCTCCATACCTTGAATTAGAGACTATAAACAAATCAACGCTTCACATTAAAATCAATCTTGTAATCTCAGTCGCAGTTGCATATAACAGCAACCCGGCATCGCTCGACAATCTCGAGCAGCTAGTAATAAGTGTTCTGAAGGTAATCCCTGCCGGGTACATCGTCGGAGCGGTTGAAAAACCAACGGTAACTCAAGTCGGGCCTTCCAACGTGCTGGTCGCAGATATCAGAGTTTCTACCTACTACACACAAACAAACTAAAGGACAATAATATGGCAACCGTAGTAATCACAGGGCGCGATATTTCTCTATCTTTCTCAGGTGGAACAGATATCGAAGCGCAAGCAACATCAGCAGTACTCACAAAGACAAACGTTCGTGAGACCTATCAGACTCTCGATGGTGAGGCTTACAAGACCACAAACATCGAAGGCACTTTTGCTCTTTCAATGCTTGCTGACTGGGGTAAGGCTAACTCAGTATGCGAAGCCCTATGGACAGCAGCAGAGACAGCGCCAGACACAGACATCACTATCAGCCTTACAGCAGCTACAGGCGCAGTATTCTCATTCCCAGTAATGCCAGAATTTCCTACAGCAGGAGGCGCTGGAACAGATGCTCAGACGGTAGACTTTACTTTCAAAGTATCAAAGGGTGCAGTAACAGAAACCTTCAGCTAAACAATAGAAACGGGAGCAAGCAATGCAGCAAAACATAACAATTAAATATGTAGATGGAACCGAAACCACTTACCTGGTTCGACCACCTGATTACGCCAAGTGGGAGATGACAACTAAAAAAATTATCTCCCAGTTTGGTGGCATGTGGGACATCCTTTATGTAGCACATTCAGCAATGAAGCGTGATGCAGGCGGCAAGCCAACCAAGACACTCGATGTCTGGATGGAGTCAGTCTCAGATATTGAAGTAGGTGGGGAAGACCCAAAAGTCATCCAAGAGGAAGCGTAAGCCGACTCTTAGTTGAATTGGCAATAGCCACTCAGATCCCAATGGATCATTGGCAAAACGCCGAGGATATTCTTACAGCGATTGAAATACTAGAGGAGCGTAATCGTGGCAGATGAGTTAGTTGCCTTCGATAAGACTGAACTCCGCATGGTTTTTAAAGCCTTAAAGAATATGAGTGAAGAAGCCAACGATGAGGCCAAGCGTCAATCAGGCGCTTTGGCTGAATTCGCCCGGGCTGAGGTTATTCAATCTGCTAACTCTTTACGGAGCAGCAAGGTGGCAGGTCGTATTGCTCAGGGTTCTAAGGTTAAGAAGTCAAGCCGAATAGGTGAGATTACTTACGGATTTGCGTCTCAAAAGTTTTCGGGTGGGGGAACTACTAGAAATCTTTGGGGCGGATCCGAATTTGGATCTAACAAATATAAGCAGTTCCCTGTCTGGTCAGGCCGCGAAGGCCGAGGCTCAAAGGGCTGGTTTATCTATCCAACTCTGAGAAAGATCCAACCTCAGATCGTGGCTAAATGGACAGAATCATTCGATAGTATTTTAAAAAGGTGGGGCTAAATGGCAACAGGTACAAGAGCGTTAACGCTCAAGCTTCTTGCTGATGTTGATAATTTCGTTAAAGGATTAAATTCAGCCGATAACGAAGTTACTACATTTGGCAGCAAAGTTGCAGATTTTGGCAAAAAAGCCGCCTTTGCTTTTGCAGCAGTTGGAACTGCGGCGGTAGCAGCAAGCGTCGAAATGGTAAAAAATGCCGCAGCAGATGAAGCCGCGCAGCGCACTCTTGCTAAAACTCTTGAAAATACAACCAACGCAACAAAGGCTCAAGTAGCAGCAGTTGAAGATTACATAACTCAAATTTCTCTTGCAAAAGGCATAACAGACGATGAGCTTCGCCCAGCCTTTGCTCGTCTAACAAGAAGCACCCAGGATGTTGAAAAAAGCCAAGAATTACTTAATTTGGCTATGGATATTGCTAGTTCAACAGGTAAGCCACTTGAAGCAATTACTAACGCTTTAGGTAAAGCCTATGATGGCAACGCTAGTTCTCTTGGTCGTTTAGGTTTAGGTATTGATTCCTCTATTCTTAAATCTAAAGATTTTGATAAAATCACTACGGCTCTTAAGGGCAACTTTAAAGGTTTTGCAGAACAAGAAGCCAATACCTTTGAAGGCAAATTGCGTCGTCTTCAAATAGCATTTGACGAAGGCAAAGAGACCATAGGATCTTATATTTTAACGGCCATAAGTCCAATGGTTGATATCATCGTTAAGAAGGTAATTCCAGCGATTGCAGATTTCACCAGCAACCTTGGCGATAAACTTCGGCCAGTCATGGAGTTTTTAAATCCAATTATCAATGGACTTCGCAGCGCCTTTAACTCGGTTAAGACTTCCCTAAACGATAATAGCGAAGAACTAAAGCCACTTATTGATTTATTTAAGAATATTGCTGCATTTGCTCGAGACGTATTAGCGCCAATCTTGAGCAAGACTTTAGGCGCAGCATTAGGCATAGTCGGTAAAGCAGTCGCAGGCTTAGTAAGTGGATTGGCTTCAGTCGTTTCATTCTTCGATGATCTTTATAATAAAATTAAACGAGTAATCGAAATATCAAAACAAATTGGATCTTCCTTAAATCCGTTTAGCGGCGCATCATTCTCTGAAACACCAGTAACCCCGGTAACTCCTTCTGGCATTCCAAGTTATCTTAATGTTACTCCAGTAGCTACAACAAATATAACAGTAAATGGCGCGATCGATAGCGAATCAACAGCCCGTCAAATAGTGCAAATTCTTAACGATTCTAACGCTCGAGGAACCCTAGGCAGCGCGGCTTTCGTTTAATGACAGCATATACTCCTTCCTATAAGGTATTAGTTAATAGCGTTGAAATTACAGACGTAACAATAGCCAACTTAGTAATTACTTCAGGCCGTACAGATATCAACTCACAGCCTATTGCGGGCTATTGCCAGTTGCAATTGATGAACCTTAATAACTCAAGCTATAACTTTACCGTCGGAACTGGCATCACAGTCGAGGTAACTAATTCGGTTGGGACTTATATCCCTATCTTTGGTGGCTTTATTTCTGACTTTACTATTGCAGTTAATCAGGCTGGGGATTTAGGTTATACAACTATGGCAACTATTACTGCTTTAGGAGCGTTATCTAAACTTCCTCGAATCATCGATGCTGGGGTTTTATCCCAAGACTTTGACGGGGATCAGATTTATACACTTCTTTCAGGTTATCTATTGGGTCAATGGAATGAAGTGCCAGCAGCACAAACTTGGGCAAATTATGATCCTACAGAAACTTGGGCTGATGCGTTTAATATTGGCTTAGGCGAAATT